CGTACCATCGCCTATCACTAGGCGCTATGACTGGCCGGGGCGTTACAAGCCTATGGCGCACCAGATCGAGACTGCCGCGTTCCTGACGATGTACAGGAGAGCGTTCGTGTTCTCGGAGCCGGGCACTGGCAAAACATTGTCAGCGCTTTGGGCGGCTGACTACTTGATGAAGCTCAAGAAGGTAAGGCGTGTGCTCATCCTGTGTCCCTTGTCGATCATGCACAGCGCATGGATGGGTGACATCAACAACAGCGTGATACACCGCTCTGCCGTTATCGCGCACCATCCGCAAGCTAGTCGCCGCATCGAGATGATTCAGCGTGACTACGAGATCGTTATTGCCAACTACGAAGGGCTTAACCTGATCGCTGATGAGGTGCGTAACGATGGCCGGTTTGACCTTGTGATTGTCGATGAAGCCAACGCATACAAGACACCCACAACCAAGCGCTGGAAGGCGCTTAACTCCATCCTGACACCCAGCACGTACCTGTGGATGATGACAGGAACGCCTGCTTCGCAGTCACCCGTGGATGCGTACGGGCTGGCTAAGTTAGTTAACCCTGATGGTGTGCCCAAGTTCTTCACAGCATGGCGCGATCAGGTTATGAACAAGATCACGATGTTCAAGTGGGCGCCAAAGGCTGACGCCAAGGACAAAGTGCATGAGGCTCTGCAGCCTGCCATTCGCTTTACCAAAGCGCAGTGCTTAGACTTACCGCCAGTCATTACCATGACTCGTGAGGTTGCTCTGACCCCACAGCAACGCAAGTACTACGAGATGCTCAAAGACCGCATGCTGGTGCAAGCCGCAGGTGAGACCATCACAGCAGTCAATGCCGCCGCTGGTGTGTCCAAGTTGCTTCAGATCAGTTGTGGTGCGGCCTACACAGACGACAAGGAAGTTGTTGAGTTTGACTCAGCGCCTCGCTTAGCTGTGCTTGAGGAGATACTGGAGGAGACCAACCGCAAGGTCATCATCTTCGCTCTGTTCCGAAGCACCATCGACACCATCAGCAACTACCTCACCAAGAAGGGCATCGTCAACGAGTGCATCCACGGAGACATCACGCCTAGTAAGCGTGGGCAGACGATCAATCGCTTCCAGACTGAGGAAGACCCACGTGTACTGGTGATGCAGCCTGCGGCTTCTGCGCACGGCATCACGCTGACTGCCGCTGATACTGTGGTGTTCTATGGGCCACTCATGAGCGTTGAGCAGTACATCCAGTGCTGTGCCCGTGCTGACCGCAAGGGACAAGACTCAGACAAAGTTACCGTGATTCACATTCAGGGTAGCGCAATTGAGCAGAAGATGTTTAGAGCGTTGGAAGGGAAAGTTAGCGATAACTTACTACTGACCGACATGTTTGAAACTGAAATTAAATCTTGAAAGGGGCTTGCAACGATTAAAAATACATGTAAACTGTCCAACCTTAGACAATAATTAAACCGGAGAAGCAAATGTCAGAAGACTCAGTACCGCTAGACAAACTAGCAAAAATCTACCGCAAACTGCGTAGCAAGATTGCCGACCTGACCCAAGAGTACGACACGCAAGTGGAAGTTCTCAAGGCGCAACAGGAAGAGATCAAGAACGCAATGAAAGACCAGATGAAGGCGCTTGGCGTTACATCTGTACGAACTCCAGAAGGCACAGTGGTGCTGTCTGTGAAGACGCGTTACTCAACCCAAGACTGGGACGAATTCAAGAAGTTCGTCATAGCCCACGAAGCTCTTGAGCTTTTGGAGAAGCGCATCGCCCAGACCAACATGAAGCAATTCTTGGACGAAAACCCCGGGGTCGTACCGCCCGGCCTGAACTCAGCATCTGAGTACGACATCTCTGTACGCAAACCTACTTAATTGGAAATAAAAATGAGCAATATTGCAATGTTCAACCCCTCAAACGTGCCAGCTTTCGCTAAGAACGCGGCTCTGTCTGCAACTACTTTGGCCTTGGCTGGTGGTGTCAACACCAGTGCCGGCATGAAGCGCGTCTCCATCAAGGGTGGCGTGTTCCGCTTGCTCGCTGGTGGCAAAGAGATTGCCGCGATTGACGAGCGCTTCTTGGATGTGATCGTGGTCAAAGCTGCCCCCAAGGTCAGCCGTATTTTCTACGCAGGCTCGTACGACAAAGATGCGGCTGCAGCCGCCCCTGACTGCACCTCTGGTGATGGCGAGAAGCCTGATGCCGGTGTGAAGAACAAGCAGTCCTCAAGCTGTGCCACCTGCCCACAGAACATCGCTGGGTCTGGCAATGGTCAAAGCCGTGCATGCCGCTACCAACAGCGCTTGGCTGTGGTCTTGGCTAACAACCCCGAAGGTGATGTGCTTCAGGTCACCCTGCCAGCTACGTCCATCTTCGGCAAAGAAGAAGGCGACAAGCGCCCCTTGCAGGCATACGCCCGTGCTATGGCGGCTCAGACTCCTCCAGTGAACTTGGACTCCATCGTGACCCGCATGAAGTTTGATACCAAGGCTGAGTCACCCAAGCTGATCTTCTCTCCTGTGCGTTGGTTGACTGATGACGAGTACGAGATTGTGCAGACCCAAGCCACATCCAAGGATGCTGAGAAGGCCGTAGCCTCTACCCCTGCCGCTATGGATGGCGTTACTAGTCCAGCTCCTTTGGCCATCGAAGGCAAGCGCCCTGTGGCCAAGCCCATGGGCGAGATGCTTGACGAAGACGAGGAGCAAGCTATGGCGGAAGTCAAGGCTACCAAGGCCAAGAAAGCCAAGGCTGTTGAAGTGGAAGCCGAGGAAGAGCCAGAAGTGCGCAAGGCTCCTGCCAAAGTTGAAGCCGCTCCAGCTAAGAAGAACAAGCTGGCCGACATCGTTGCCGATTGGGACGACGAGTAATTAAATCGGGGGGAAAGCGGATGCTGTGAAACTCGGCAACCAAGGTAGGCATGGAACTGAATCTGTAAGCCAGTATCCCATGTTCACAGACGCAGCGAGTACCCCCACCCAACACTATGGCCTATTCACAAAAAATCATTGACGACGTAGCGAAGACACCCAAGTCTCTGGGCAACCAGCTTGGGCGTTGGGCGATTCATCTTGACTTCCCAGTCACGAAGATTGCCTTTGCGCTCGGTGTCTCTCGACAGACTGTTTACAACTGGTTCACAGGCACGGAAGTGTTTGTGGCCTATCGTAACCGCGTCGAGTTCTTAACCAAAATAATGCAGACCTCTCGCACAGCAGACGAGGCATGGAGAAAAATATGTACGGAATACAACCTCGATCCTTGACCACACAGGAGTTGGTTTGCTTCAGCGCTGAACTCATGGAACTGCCCGCAGGCATGCCCAAAGAATGGCAACACGAAGTACTGCGCCGCTTGACTGTGCTGGCTCCACCAGATGAAGCCCTAGTTAAAGACGCTAAACAGTTAGACCTGTTCCAGTAACCCAACCAAGGACTTCAATGACCCCGCTTGAGTTTTTAGCGGTTGTTCTGCCACCGCCAGAATTTGGTCGGTACTGCGTAGCAGAACTAACGAAGATCAAAGAGCATGTCTTTGCGACAGCGCTTGATGAAACTACAGCGCCAACTAAACGTTGGCATGATGACAAGTGTGACGTTTACTTTGCCTTGGCTACCTTTGGCGACGAAGACAAGCGCACTGCTGTGAACGCTCAGTACGTTAAATCCCTGTTCATCGACATGGATGGGTATGCATCAAAGAAAGATGCCGCCCTTGCGCTCAATGCGTTCTTGGAAAAGACTGGCCTTGATGCCTTGGGTACGCCCTACGTGGTGGGTTCTGGTGGCGGCTTGCACTGCTACTGGCCACTACTTACTGCCGTTTCTATCGACACATGGAAGCCGGTGGCTGAAAACTTCAAGCGCCTGTGCAAGCAAGAGAACTTAGCCATCGACATGACTGTGACGGCTGATGCCGCCCGTGTCTTGCGTGTGCCGGGCACAACCAACTTCAAGAAGAAGTACGCCACACCGCGCCCCGTGCGCATACTGACTGAAGGCGATTTGTTCAGCTTCGAAGGTATGGCCGAACTCATCAGGGAGAAACTGACAGGCTCAGTATATGAGCCAGTAACTGTGCCCACACTTGACTTGCCCGGACAGCGCCCAGCCAAGGCAACCCCAACGGCTACGACAGTTAAGCTGTACGAGAACAGCGTGACCAAGTTCAAACCAATCTGGTTGGCTACGCAAAACGACAGGGGCTGCAAGCAACTGGCTAACTACGTTGAGCATGCCAAAGAAGAGGGCATGGAGCCGATATGGCGTGGTCTCTTGTCATGGGCTAAGGTCTGTGAGGACGGCAACGGAGCGGCTGTGTGGCTGAGCAAGATGCACCCCTACGAGCCTGCTCGTATGAATCAGAAGCTCCAGAGCATCAAAGGCCCATACCCATGCGTCAAGATGGACTCGGAGAACCCCGGCATCTGCCCAAGCTGTCAGCACTGGGGCAAGATCACCAACCCGCTGATCTTGGGGCGTGAGATCGGTGTTGAAGTCGAAGAGAAAGAGATCGAGCTAAAGCTTTCAACTGAAAGCACGGCAACCGCAAAGGAAGTCGTCAAGGTCATGCGCCCAACACCGCCACGTGGTTATGCCTATGGCACCAATGGTGGCGTGTTCATGGAGCGTGTGGTGGAGGACGAAGAGGGTAACAAGGCCAAGAAGCAAGTGATGCTTCTGCCATACGAGTTGTTTGTTGTGGATATCCTCAACAGCAATAACGACCACACTGTGCACATGATCGCGCTACGGCCTGAAGGTGCGCTGAACGTGACGATGCCGCAGAAGGCCGTGGTCAGCAAAGACGAGACAGTTAAAGCGCTGGCAAGCCAGAACATCGTGGCCGCTTTTGGTACTGGCAATGACAAAAATCTTTTTGAGTACGTGAGGGCATGCGTGGAGGAATCTAGCACCAACAAAGTACCGATCAAAGTTCCTGACAGCTATGGTTGGCAACCTGACAACTCGTATGTGTTTGCGGGGCGTATATTTACTAAGGGTAAACCCCCTGTCAAAGTCCCGATGCCGGGCTTGGAGAACATCACCAAGAACACTGAGCCTCGTGGCACTATGGAGGCGTGGCGAGCATTCATCGACATGCTGATTGCCAAGAAAATGTGGGATCACCTAGCCGTTTTGCTTGCTGGTGCTGGCGCCCCATTCATGCGCTTCACGGGCATCTACGGCATGACGTACCACTGTGCCAGTACCGAGTCAGGTACGGGTAAGACGCTGGCTCTGGAGGCTGCAGCTTCGGTCTGGGGACACCCCACCCACTACCGCACAGGCAAGAGCACATCTCCTGTGGCCATGCAACAACGCCTTGGCTTGCTCAACAGCCACCCGCTCATCACTGACGAGATCACATCCAAGAACCGCGATGACTTCGAGTGGTTGCCTGAGTTCTTGCTGGACATGACCGAGGGTCGCGGCAAGGAGCGTATGGAGTCTGGCTCCAACAAAGAGCGTTTGAATCTGTCCACATGGATGACCAATGCCTTGATGTCGTCTAACACCCACATCGTTGACTACCTGACCGGTGGCCGTACGCACTCATCTGAAGGTGAGTTGCGCCGCTTGCTTGAGTTCGTGCTTGAGGATGAGTTGACATGGGAGCCCCACGAGATTGAGATCATCAAGTCCTTGCAACACAACTATGGCGTAGCCGGTTATGCCTTGGCGCAGTACCTTGCCGATCACGTTGACGACTTCCCTGTGATGGTCGGCCAGTCGGTTGCTGGCATGTACACCGAGTTCAAAGCAACCAACGATGAGCGCTTCTGGATGGCTGGCGTAGGCGCTTCAATATGCGCCCTCAGAGCGTTTAAAGAGTTGGGTGTGGCTGAAATACCCTTTCGCCCCATTCTGAACGCATACAAGAAGGCTGTGGACTACATGCGAGCCAGTATGAAGAGCAGTGTGCGCACCGCTGTCGATGTGCTGAACGCCTACACCCGTGACAACTACGGCAACTTCGTGGTGATTAAGCCAAGCAAGGGTGGCTTGATGGCAGAACTCGGTAGCGGCAAGGACATCGACCTGTCGATCACGCGCAACAAGGTGTTTGGTCGGGTGGAGCATGAGCCTGTTCCCAACCACATCGACTACTTCATCGAGGAGCAACTACTTAAAGCGTACTGCGCTACCATGAGCTTCGGTTACGCCACATTCAAGCGCCAGCTTGAACAACTGTACAACGTGGAGTATCTTAAGAAAGACATGATGGCCAAGACCAAGGGGCCACAGATGCGGGTAACAGTCATGAAAATCAGACGCGAGATTATTGAAGCCGATGAAGTACTCCTTACTGCGCCTTCCGTGGGAGAAGCTTGAAAAGGGGCAGGGATTCTTTATCCCTTGCCTTGACACCGAAGCCATGCGTGAGTGGGGTTTAAAGCAAGCTTTCTTCCAGCGGATACTAGATGCCCACGCTAGCGTGGGCATCCTTGACGGTAAGATCGGCGTTATGTTTTACCGCCGTCCCGAATCCGCTTCATAGCTTTCTCAAACTTATCCGCCACATCCTGACGGGCCTCGTCAATCTTATCAAGCCTCGCACGTTTCTCAGCAGACGACATTCGCTCCGTATTGTTGATGCGGTCAGCATCAGCGCGTAGTTTGCTCATGACGTTCTGGTAGTTACGTGCAAGCGAAGCAGAGGCAATCAGCGCTCGGTTGTCTTCCAAGAAGTCCTTGGCTCCCTGCGCTTGACCTTTCTTGCGAAGATCATCAAACGTAGCCTTTGCTTGCATTGACTCTTCTGCCAAGCGGTACATCACATCGGTGTCAGCGCCCCCGTACTTCTTCTGGAACGAACTACCAATGAACGGCAGGTCTGTAACACGCTTTTCAGCGGCTTCGCCACGAGATTCTTTACGGAACAAGCCGTTAGCCGCACCCATGACAATCAGAGGCAACTGACCGAAGTAACCTGTGGCAATGTGTTCGATCTGCACAGGCGACAGGATCGGGACTGCCTTGCTCAAAGCTTTGGCGGCTTCTGTTGTTGTCTCAGAGAACCGTTGCTCTGGCGTCAACTTCTGCATGCGAGCAGACTCAATAGACGCGTCGTTGAAGAAGCTCTTGTTAGTCCACACCTCAAACGCTGGCTTGACAATCTGGGGCATGAACTTGGATGAATAGCCCGGAACAGACTGCAAGAACATATCGCGCAAAGCTTGCCATTGCTGAACGCCATCCGTTTCCGCTTTCATAGCATCAACTGCGGCTACCGCCAGAGAGAAGAACCAACCAGCCTCATAAGGAATAGGCAGTTTCAGCGGTTCATCAATGCCCGGTAATGGCAAGAAGAAGTTGCTGTACTTGTCCCTTGGTTTGGCGTTGCGGAAGTACTCATCATCGTCCATTGCCATGGCGTAGACAATACCAGTACCGACAAGCAACAAGGCGTTGTTAAAGAACTTCTGTTGAACAAAGCGCTTGTCTTCTAACGTCATCTGTCCTGTGGCTGCTTTGTACAGCACGTTCAGACCTTGAATCTGCGCGTTAAAGAACGGGATTAAACGGCTGGCGTACTGCACTGTGGGGGACAGACCGCGCTTGTAGAAGTTCATTGACTCACGAACAGCCATGTCTGCTTCAACTTCAGACAGCCCTTGACGACGTGCATTCTCATACACCAGTGCGCGGGTAGCAGCATCGGCACGCATCGCGGCTCTGTCTGCGGCGGCAAACACTTTGTCAATAACGCCTTGGTCTTTACCGCCTGCCAACTGAAGCGCCATCTTAGCGATGTCGTCTGGGTCACCAGTGAAGATACCGCTCTGGATCAGACCCTTCTTAATCATTTCCTCGTTGATGGCGCTCTTGCCGCGGCTAGAAGAAATAAACTCTCTGCCAGCTTTAACTACGGCTGTCAGGGGGTTGTAGTCCAGACCACCCGTAAACGATGCGGCCATTGGGTCACGAACCAATTGACGAGCCAAATAAATTGGCATACGTGTCACGCCAGAGCGCAAGATGTCAGCGGCGTATCCGCCTGCTTTCAAGAACGCTGGCAACGTCAGGTGCGCACCTTCCAAACTCTTAACAATCAGTTCGGCAGGGATGCCGCCCATGATCGTGTCGCCTGTCTTTACACGCAACCAACGCTCACCTGTGTCTTTTGGCTTGCTTGGATCCGGCTCTTGGTAGAAACGAATAACGTCTGGAGACGCTGGGCCTGTACCAATGTGGATAGGCATGGCGTTGGTCGGCTTGCCGTCCTTGCCTACTGGCCCTTTACCTGCACCAATTGCTTGGAACGCGTACGCTATGTTCTTGGTAGCCAAGTTGGTCAGCGCCTTGTCCATAAGAAGCAGGGTGTTACGTTGCAACGTCTCGGTGATTGGCAAGATGCGTGTCTCACCGCCCTTGAGCGCTTCCAAGTATGGCTGGCGACGGATGTCGCCAATGGTCACAGTCACTTCATCGCTAAACACCAACTGCGCCATGCCGTTTTCGTTGACACGATAGAACGGTACGAAGTCGCCTTCTTTGAGCAGTCTGTCGGCTTCTTTTTTGGTGATAGCGCCTGTTGATGCCAAGAACTTAATCTGACCTTCGTTGTAGGCGTTGTATGCGGCGCGGGTATTCTCCAACGCGTCTTTCAGTTTGGGATCGGCATTGGCTGCGGCAAGCGCGGCTTTCAGCTTTTCTTCTGTAACACCCAGAGCACCGATGTCCAACTTAGATACGCCTTTGTTAAGCGCACGTTGGGCGATCATGTACGTTGTGGCGATGTTGGCTTTGGCTTCTGCGTCGCCCATAGGGATGTCGGCAATAGACTGGAACACAGCAAGCCCGCTGTTTTTGTCCGTAGACCGAACGCCGTAGAAGCCTTTCTCATCGGTGTACAACTCCATCGGCCCCTTCTGGAGCGTGGCGTTTACCATGGCCATCTTCTGGTCAGCCATAACAACGTGGGACATGGCCTGTGTAAACAGCTTGTCGTCGCCAATCTCTTTAGCGCCAGCTTTCAAAGCTTCGCGCAAACCGGCACGCATGTCGATCAACTCCATCTCAGTTTGCAAGAACGGATTGGTGCCCAGCTTTTCTTTCCAAGTTTTCTTCTTGGCCATGATGTCTTTGGACAAGTCAACCAGCGCGTTGTCCTCACCATACTGCGCAGCCCGTGCGTAACGTGGCGTCTCTTCTGGCTCAACTATCTCCAACACTGGGGGGTCGTTGGCTATGCGACTAGGCGTAGAAACTTTTCCAAGCTGACTTCTACTATCAACAAGTACTTCTTCTGGCGCAACATTGGCAATGTCAAAAGCTTCGTTTACTTTTTTAGCCAGTTTAAATATGTCGGCGCGGGGAGAAACCTGCTCAAGTTCAAAAAACTCACTCACAGTTTCCATCCACTGGTACATGTTTCCAGC